GTATTCAGATTTATCTATGATGAACCTGCTGGTGACCATGGTTGGTATAATGATGACCCAACTGTGCCCGGTAGACAAATAGTAAAGTTTAGTGAAAACTTTGGCTGGAGATACAGAAAGGAGACTTTAAAAGCAAGAAACCTCTGTAAATGTGACTCCTGTCCCTGCGAGTAGCGAAAGCTTTATATAGTACGAGGAGATAAAGATATATGGCAAACGTAGAAAGATTGACCAAAAGGGTCAAAAGTATAGAGAAATGGATTGAAGAAAATGGAGCGGGAGATACTGTAAACAATTACAACTTCCTTCTGAACGCATATCGAGGTGCTGATGACGCATTGAGACAAATGCAACAACAGTTTGGAATGTTACAGACTTTACAAAGAGAGTATCTCGAAGGTAAGGAACTAGTAGACGATTGGGATGCGTTCCTTAAGGAGAAAGACAATGCCGTTCAAGAGCAACAAACAGAGGAAGTATCTGTTCAGTCAGAAGCCGAAAGTAGCGAAGAAGCTAGCGAAGCACAAGAAGAGTAGAGGTAAGAAGTAATGGCACGTAAGAAGTTTAAAGATACAAGTGCCAACCGTAAGAAGAGATGGAATAAGAAATCACCTATGGCCCGTAATGGTAAACAAAATGGTTCATGGAAAGGTGGTAAATCTCCACACTACTACAGAAGAAAGGCTAATGCTGGTAAAAACGAAGTAGTACACCATAAGAGTGGTGGAAAAGGTGGACGTGGTAAGCCCGGTGTCCACACAGCTAAAACGGCAAGAAAATCAAATTTAAAGAAAATGACAGCCGCACAACATAATAAGATGCATCCTGAAAAAGGACGCAAAGCTGCGGCAGCGCGTAAGCGTAAAACAACAAAAAGGAGAAAAAAGTAAACATGTGTTGCAAAGAAAACTGTAGCTGTGACTGCTGTGAGTAATCATGGCTGACAAAGCTGAGAAGAAAGTAGCTGAAGAAGCTAAAGAAGAAGTTAAAGAAGAACCAAAGGAAGAAGTCAAGGAAGTACCTAAGGAAAAATTAGCAACTAAGGTATGGACTGGCGTAGGTTGGAAGGTAGTCGAAGAAGACTCACCAGAATATAAAGCTGGAAAACAACCTCAGGCATAATGGTCTTAACTTCTAATTCAAGTAAAAAACCAGTTAAGCGCATTCTGGTTGATTACAAATGATATGCCCACTATGTGGAAGTAGAGCTGTTGGATATTTATACGATGGCTCTAAAAAATGCCTAAAATGCGACTATACACCGTAAACCTTATATAGGTGGGTCGCCTAAAATAATGAACCGCAAGGAAGTGACAAATTGTTTAAGAATCAAGTAGCAGAATTTATATATAAAAGAACGTATTCTCGTTGGTTAGAAGAAGAAAATAGACGAGAGAATTGGGAAGAAACCATAGATAGATTTTTGGGTTTTGTAATTTCAGAAAGACCAGATATACCTGAAAAAACTCAAATTAAGATTAAGAAATATATGATGGAATTTGGAGTAATGCCATCAATGAGATTTTTATGGGCCGCAGGCCCAGCAGCAAAGGCAGATAATACATGCATATACAACTGTTCCTTTGCAAAGATAAACAACGTAGAGGCATTTGCAGAGTGTCTTTATATCCTTATGTGTGGTACAGGATTCGGATTTTCAGTAGAACAGGAAGAAGTAGAAAAACTACCTAAAATACCACAGATAAACTCAGGACAAGCCTTAAAAAAGGTTGTAATAGAAGATTCTAAAAAAGGATGGGCTGACTCAGTTAAGACACTTATGCAAAGTCTGTATGAGGGACAGAACATCTATTTCGATTACTCAGAGATTCGTTTGGAAGGAGCTAGACTCAAAACTATGGGTGGTAGAGCTTCTGGACCTCAACCTCTGGTAAAATTACATGATTTCATACGTGAAACCATGCACAATGCTCAAGGACGTCAACTCACGTCTCTCGAATGTCATGATATTTGTAATCAGATAGCTGAGATTGTTGTTGTTGGCGGAGTTCGTCGCAGCTCTCAAATATCCTTGTCGGACCTCCATGATGAAGATATGCGACATGCGAAGGAGTGGCCATTTCCCATCAAACGTGCTATGGCAAACAATAGTGCTGTATATAGGGAAAAGCCCTCCGCAGGGGAATTTTTATCTGAATGGGCATCATTGGCTCTATCAGGCTCTGGGGAAAGAGGCATATTTAATCTAGAAGCTGCACAGAGCAAAGCTCCATCAAGACGTTATGCTCCATTAATACAAGGAACTAACCCTTGTGGCGAAATAATGCTAAGAGATATGGAGTTTTGTAATCTTAGTGAAGTTGTAGTTAGAGAAGACGACGATTTAGATACATTATTGGATAAAGTAGAATGTGCTACATGGCTCGGTGTCATACAGAGCTCGTTTACATACTTTCCATACCTTAGAAATGACTGGAAAAAGAACTGTGACGTAGAAGCGCTTTTAGGCGTCAGTTTGACTGGACAGATGGATAACCCTTCCCTAATGAACTCGGAGGTGTTTAAAGCCCTTAAAAGCCGTGTTATACGCATAGCACGTAAAGCATCAGGGATACTAGGTACAAAAATGCCAGCAGCTACCACATGTGTGAAGCCAAGTGGCACTGTTTCACAGCTTGTAGATTCAGCGTCTGGAGTACATCCGAGATACTCTGAATATTACATAAGAAGATACAGAATATCAGCAGGAGACCCATTATTTGCAATGATGAAAGATACTGGTATACCATGTCAGCCAGAAAATGGACAAACTAAAGAAACAGCTAATACATGGGTATTAGAGTTCCCAGTTAAGTCTCCGCAAGGGTGTATTACACGTAAAGATGTAACTGCTTTACAACAACTAAGTCATTATAAAGATTTACAACATAATTGGTGTGAACATAACGCAAGTATGACTGTATATGTTAGAGATGATGAATGGTTTGAAGTAGGTAATTGGGTATACAAAAATTGGGATATAATAAATGGTGTATCTTTCCTACCATACGACGGAGGACACTATGAATTAGCTCCATATGAGGAAATAGACCATAGAACCTACGAAAGCTTTATAAAGAAGCTCCCCGTAATAGATTATAGCAAACTCTCTGAATACGAGTATGAAGACAATACTCAAGGTAAACAAGAGCTAGCTTGCACAGGAGATAAGTGTGACATCTGAAAAAGATATTATAACAGGAACCAAGAAACTTGGTAGAAACGCAAACCTTAACGATACAGGACATTTAAATCAAGGAATACACTCTTTACAAGGTACTGAAATGCCAGAAGGAACTATATTAGCTAGAACACCAGCTGATGAACCAGATAACGGTAATTTAAAGTCTAGAAGTAAATCTAATAAAACGAATAGAAGTTATTAACCTGATATAAAGTCTGATACTTTTAAATTCTGGTTATTTAATCTTAAATTCATTGTACAGCCTTTGGCTTGGGTATAACTTATAGTTTTAGCAGTAACTCTATGATTATCAGATATATCGTAAGTTTCATTAATATTATCATTGATATATAAATTAATAATACTACCTACACCAACGTTATATCCTTTAGTTACTTGTATGTTTATATTATTGAGTTGTTGCTGTTTTTTAAATACTTCTATTATACCAGCTCTTTTAGCTGAATCTCTATCAGTATATGGCCCTGTAACAGTAATACCAGCCTGTCCTGAACCCATGTTACCTAATTGGAATCTTGATTTAACATCTAATTCACCACGTACTAATGCAAACGTAGGTGGTGTTATTTTCTGATAACTTATTTTTTGTATACCATCAAGTAAATCATAACTTATTGAGGGTGTAGCATTTTTTAAATTTTCTCTTTTCATTAATGAAATATTAGCTTTATTACCATCATCTATCATTACAAATTCGTAATCTATTGGATTTTCTAAATCTGCATCGTCTATTATTTGTGAAAGACAATCTTGCATAATTTGGTAAGGGACTGCTAAACCTGTTCTAAATTCTCTCATTAATAATTTAGGACTTGTTTCATTTAACATATCTAATCCTATCTTTACTGAATTGGTGTTTATATTTGCATTAATATATTCGTGTATAAATTGCACTAAAGTATAACCGTCATAATTTTCTATATCATCTACAATTACAGGGAATGCATCTTTACCTGACATTAATATTCTAGGGTCAAGAGCAGTTATACTAAGAGTTTGTTCGCTAGGATTTATTTTTTTAATTAAACCTCTAAATGCTGGTATAGAATCTGTACCTCCTTCGTTTAAGTATAAAACTATTTCTTGATTTAATAATTTATAATCTATTAAACTTTTATTAATACCTGTCACTGTTAGTGAATTTATTTGGTTATTACCCGGATTATTTAAAGTAAATTGAGTGTAATATTCTAATTCTTTATCTCCTATAATTATTACAGGATTACTGTATGTATTCAGATTCATAATCTACGTTTCCTCCTAGAGATATATAATCATTAGATATCATCGTACCAGAAGAATTATACTCTAAGATATGTGAAACAATCATATTCAATCCATATTTAGGTAACATTTTTCCTGTAGGATGGTCTTCTGACATACTTTCTATAACACCAAAGAATCTTGTAAAGTCACCGTTTTTATGTTCTACATCTAAATAAACAGGTGTCCCACTTTGTTGATACTCTTTCATATCTTTTCTACTAGAATTACCCTCCAAATCTACACTACCAAAAGATACTCTACCTGAATTAGCACTTATCTTTCTAATATCAGCTTTACCTAATCTAGATTTCATAATAGAATATGTTCCCTGTCTAGTGAAACCTATAGATTGTGCTATAGTTTTAGTATTTAAAGAAACATGTGAAGGGTCTATTAAAGTTAATACTTGCGAATGTTCATTATTATAAGGTCTTGTAAAACATAAACCAAGGTCTGTAATATTAGCGTGAGCTCCTTTTATAGCAAATGTAATTAATAAACCATAAGAATCTACTGTCCATAAATCAGAAGGTTGGGCACTTCCACTTGCAGCATCGTTAAAAGCTGTACCAAATGAAATCCATGAGGTATTTGTTATATCAGCCGATGCACATTTTTCCCAATCTAATGGTGGTTTAAAGGTTAAAGAACCGTCTCTCATTAAAGATGATGCATCTATATTTTCATATTTAGTAGTATCCTTATAGGGTAAAGGTTTCCAATTAACAGTTCCTGTATTATCTTTAGCAGGATAATATATTGATATCCTTACTTCAGGCATAGTAGTTGTACCACTCATGGTTGGACCTGTATTGTTTTGAGAATAATTATTATATGTTTTCATAAATATTCTATCAAATTTATCTTTACGAGTCATAAGTATAAAGTTTTCAGGTCTACCAGTATACTCTACACCTGTTTTAGGTGCTAATTTACCACCACTAGTATTAATACTATTTTGAGTGAACCCTCCACCTAATATAAATTGATTATTAGTTCTTATACTTTCTGCATTTTTAGTAGCTAAATTTTCCCATACAGGGGTATCTTTCTGTCTAACGCCTAAAATTAGATTACTACTTTTAACAGCAGAAGGTCTTGGTGGTGATGATGGATTATAGGCTGTATGATTATCATGGTCAATATAAGAATATTCTATAGTATCGCCACTACTAGAATCATCTCTGGTTGTACTACTTGAATCTTTTACTTGGCCTCTACATAATATTTCTTTAGATAAAAATCTTCCATCAGTACCTATAGGGTCTAATTGTCTCTGAAATGTATATTGCACATCTAAAGATGGATAATATGTCCTATATAAAGAATTCATAATATCACTAGTTTGTAAAGTTGCTGTTGCAGCACTAACTGTGTTTATCTGCATAGCTTTTGTTCCATCTCCAGAAGCTCCTAAACCGTGCCATCTTTGAGAACCCGTAATTGAATTACCATCGTCTACATAATATTCAGAGATAGAAACGTTAGAGGCTCTTGTTCTGCTTTCAGAAAGGTCTAAAGTTGCACTATTTAACACATCACTTTCCTTTACAATAGGATTTCCTAGTGTTAAACTACATACCACTCTATTATCTGCTTCTACATATACTCTCTCTCCTGCCATTAAATGTTCGGCTGTAGATGTTGAAGCTTCTTTCATATTAATAAGCTCTGCCTTTAATATTTTATTTACATGGGTTACATTTGTTCCTGCATCATCTGTTAAAGTAGCAGTCAATATTTGTCCTGCATCCATAACTGTTGAACCGCTACTAGTTGTAGTGTAAGTAATCTTAACTTTCACACTGTTGGTACCTGTTTGACTGCATCCTGTAGCATCTAAGGAAACAGTTTGACTTTCATGTCCAGCAGTATTACCTTCACCTATATTATTAAATATACTATTTTGTATACCAGATAATAATCTATTTCTATCTGTTTTTAATACAGCTACAGGTGGTAAATTTGCTGGTCTAAAAGTTGGTATTTTATGAGTTGATATATGGTCTGGTGAAACTAATGAAAAGTCATTCTGACCACTTTCTAAATCTAAGGATTCTATACTTGTAAAATCGTTTTGGTTTGTACCTACTGATTCGTAAACTTTAGCACCACTTCCATGAGTAGCTGCTATACTAGTTAAATGGCCTCTTGTTACAGTTAATGTCGCAGCACCAGAGCCACCACCCCCGCTAGTAACTTTCATATATTCGTTACCTACTCTTATAATATCATTATTAGCAATGTTATCTTTAGCCGCAACAGGTACACTTGCTGTTGAACTGTTTATTGTTGATGTTAAAGTTGTACGTTCTGTACCTTCATCTTCATATGCAGTGTAATACTTCGACCAAAAACCATCAACCGATTTAGCTCTTACTAAAGGATAGTGAGAACCGTGTGTTGTATATATATGTGTTAAAGAAACGAAGAATGAAGGTTCTTCTAATTTTATAATTTCATAATTAGCCTTTTCTTCAGAATTATCATCACCATCATCCCAATCAACGTAAAATTCATTACAAGGCTCTGAAGCCTCTAATCTATAATGTAATTTATTAAATAAAAAGAAAGGATTTGTAGTTTGGTCTCCATTTTGTACTATACCTATTGCACTTGGGACATATCGACCATCAGATTCAGTAGTAGCGTTCGTATCTGACGCTGTTTTTGATGAATATACATGTAATACTCTATTAATTTCTTCTATATAAAAAGAATCTGTTACTGAAGTTAAAGAAAAACTAGATGTGTGAGACCATGAAGGAGCTGTATTAGCTATATACATTTGTGAATGTACAGTGTTTATTCCTATTGTAGCAGCGGCTGGATAAGTAAATGATTGTACAGTAGATGCTGTAGTAGTTCCATCTGAGGCATGAGAACCGTCATATTCGAAATCCCATGATGTGGTAGCTACTGATGTATCTACATAATCTCCAGCAATAGCTATAGAAGTTGATGCTGCTGTAACTGTATCTTCAGGAACTATATTTCCTGCAACTGGTGTTTTAGTAATTGCGTAACTAGCTATAGGATTTGCTACATATAATTCCCATTGACTAATGGTATATTTTCTTCCAGTATTACCACTAGCTTTTAATGTACAATAAACTCTTCCTGATTTATAACTAGAACCTGCTGTAGTAACTGTAACACTCGTTACTGCATCACCTGAGACTGCTACTGTTCCTTTACATGAAGTTTGTTCAGACGAACCACGAGTAGTAGTCATAGTAACTGCTTCACTAGCAGCATAACCACTCCCTCCGTCAGTAATTACCACAGAAGCTACTGCTCCTGTAGAAGTATTGCTTGTAACAACATAACCTTTAGCTGTCGCACCTCCTCCATCGTCTTGTGTTATAACGACAGGTTCACCGTTAAATTTATTTAAATTTGGTATTTTACCAGTCCAATATAATGTGTCGGTTGGGTCGGAAGTGTCGGCATTTACGATACCATGCTCGTTTGTTGTAAAATCCCCACCTACTGCCGATGGTGTTCCCATATCTCCATGAACTTTGTATGAACCATAAGTATCATCATCTTCCCATGTTCCTATTTTGAGTGTTAGATAGTCATCTGCGTCTGGTGTATCACTATCTGTTGTAAATTTAATATAAAATTGTCCTACTGTATTTTCGTCTGCATCAAATGGTGTTTCTCCACCATAACCTGTACCGGAACCTAATATGTTTTGGCCATCAATAGCTATACCTTCTGTAGCGGTAGTTGGGTGAGATATATAATTGGTATGTCCTGTAGTTTGTGTAAATGCAACACTATTTGCTCCAACTAATATATTTGGAGCTCCCGGTGCTGCAATTGTAACAGTAAGACTATCCATAGAACTATAACCAGTACCCTGACTTGTCATTGTTAATGAATTAACTACACCACCTGAAATAGTAGAAGTAGCCGTTGCACCTGACCCACTACCCCCGCTAATTGTTACAGCTGGGGCAGAACCATATCCTGAACCACCACCTGAAATTGAAAGAGATATGGTGTTACTTATATCAATAGCTGCTACAGCAGTTGCTCCTGTACCGCCAGTAGTACTGAATGTCCCTCCAAGGTTTGCATTAGAACCACCTATACCGGGTCCATTACCTGAACCTCCGGGACCTGCACCTGTATTACCTGTACCATCTTGAGATGACCATTGTGCATTAGTAGAGAAACCAGCATTCCACAATACTTGTGTCATATTTTTTTGTGGACGGTATGAACCCCATGATGTCACATTTTGTGCTGGGGTACCATGTCCTGTACCTATATTTTCTCCTTCAAACGCTCCTAAATTGGAATACGTTGTTGCTGCCGTTCTTTGATTTGCTCCCATTAATTCTCCGTCCTTAGCCTAAAGGCTGCTTTTCTGAAACTAACTTGTGGTGATGAAACGACATTTCTGTCACTTACACCCCTTATGTTATGATAATCTTTAATAAATAATTTACCTGAATAACTTCTACTTACAGCTTCTGAAGAATCAGTTAATTCTTTTACTGGTTTTTTGAATATAAAGGACTCATCTTTTGGAGTAACAGGATTTAAAATAATATTATATATTGATAACTCTTCTAGTTTACCATCAAAATTTGAAATTCCCACATCTTTAGCTCCTATATATAAATCACCTGTGTGGTTTTCTAAACTCACTCCTGTTGGCCAGTTGTTTTTAGTACCGGTTGCTTTTCTTAAACCACTTTGGTCTTCTAGCTTTCCGTCAATGTATAATTTTACGTTACCAGATTTTAATCTTGTATCTAAAGTAAGTATAATGTTAGTAGGAGTATAACCGTCTGCGGTTAAAGAAGATGTAGATTTTAACTCGACTGCTAACCAGTCTGAATCTGCTTCTGGATAGATACCTGCGTGTATTTGTCTATTAGAATCAAGGTAAATGTAATATTCATATAATTTATGAATTAAATATTCATCAGCAGTTGGTGTGTTATCTGGTGTTACGTGTAAGGATATAGACATCTCTGTAGTAGGTTGTGTATATCTACCATCGTTTAATTTAATATGACTATTAGATGAATCACTATAGTGTGTAGTATAACCTGCTAAACCTTCTATGTCAGCCACAACATCAGCTCCTACTGCATCGACATAACCTGTTCGAGTTATGTTTCCATTAGAATCTGTTGTTCCATAATATTCTCCTTGGTCTGGTCTATAATAACTATTACTAGTTACACCAGTAGATTTTTCATTAAGAGGTAAATGTAACACTGAACCATGATACTGGTTATTAATAGGTTTATCATCAATTATTAAAAATCCATACCATACATCATCTGATTGGTTGCTCCAAGTGAATTCAGGATAAAACTCTTTACCTTCTTGAGGTTTTACAGTAAAATCTTGTGGAGGTTGAGGAAGTTCATCGAAAAATACAGAATATAAATATGGTTTATTAGTGCCTTCATCAGAATCCATAATAATTAATGTATTATTTATTAATCCTTCTTCCGGTGCTAAAAATGCAACTGTAGTTATATCACGTTCTTGTACTGCACCTGAACTAATTAGACCAGACATATTAAATTCTACATATCCACCGGGTTGAACAAGTTTTGTATCAAGATAACCTCCCGTCCTATCTTCATAACTATAAGCACCATAACCAAAATCAGTTTCTAACTCAAGTTGAGATGTACTTTCAAAGTCCCATGACCATGAAGATGAATTAAGATGACTATCGGTTCTTGTTGATGAATTCCATGATGTTTTAAGGGCACAACTAGCATTTCCTGCTGCTTCACTAAAATCAGAATCTACTGTTGATGTTATTTCACATATTGATTTATAAGCCCTTTCTATATCATCCATCTGTTGAGGTTGGATGTATATCCAATATCTCCATGGTGATATACATAATGTACTATTAATGAATCTACCTTCCGGTACCATATTTGCAGTTGAAAATCCTGTATTATCTGCTGTATTACTTTTGTTAACATTATATATAATATCTTCTAAATTACCAGCACCTGTATCACTACATTTTACATTAGCAGGGTTGGTTTTAGTTATTGTTTCGTAATTTTCTAGAATGAAGCCACCATCATCACTAGCTTTAGCTGTACATAATGTTGCTACATATTTATTTTGCCTGACCATGTCATTAGCGTCTGCATGGAAACCACCAGTAGGTGCTCCTAAATGGTCGTGCGTAACCCATTCTCTACCTGCATGATAGATTATATAAATTTCATCGTCGTTACAAGATAATATACTATTATCATCAACCATTACTTTAAATGAAGTATCACTATCAACTTCTGAATCGTTCGGTTCTGCATGTAATATTCTTGCTTGTACCATTGGGTTTTCCCTTCTTACAAATCTTCCGGGACTCATAAAGAATCTATTATCATCAGTTGGTAAAGTAGAACATGTTTTAGAAATATAGAAATTATGTGTATTATCCATAGCGTGTACAGTACACATATCTCCTCTATTTGCCTCAATAGTATCAGCTTCATCACTCCATATTAATAGAGTATTTAAATTAGGGCCTACAAAGCTTGCTCTACCTTCGGTAACAGTTGCGCCATCTTCTCCTGTTTGGAAATAACGAGTACCTCTACTTGCTTGTGGTAATCCCCAAGCAGCCTCACCAGCTGAACTAAAGTTATTAGTAGTACTGTCTGTTGTTATAGTAATTTTGTAAGCGTCTGAATCAACAGAATTGAGCATGTTATTTTCAGTAGAAGCCGCACCGTGTAAATAAAGTTTGGTTGCTAATTCTGAAGTAGTAGTATCATTCCAATCTAATTTAAATATACCAGATTGTGAAAAACCTTCAACATAGTTATTTCCTGTAAGTAAGTAATCACTAGTAGCTGCTAAAGCTTCTGTATTATTAAAAGAACCGTTACCTCCTGAATCGTCAGTTGCACTCCAAGCATGGTTCCTTACTACCCCAAATAATGGGTTGTTTTTCAGCATAGGATATCCTGTTGCGTAACTACCAATCTCAGATGTTCCTGTAAAATGTTTATACCATTCTTCGTCTAACCCTGTATTATTTTCCGTAGGTGAAGAGTAAGTATCTTGCATAAAAGGATAAAACTCTCCCAGAGGGTGCATTTCAGTTGAATAACTAAAGTGTTCCCAGCTACTAGAAACTAAATCAGTGATTGGCATGGTTGGTCTGTATTTACTAGTAAAGAAACCATTCATTAAGAAATATTTAGCAGAAGCATGTGCATCTGTTTTGTTTTTGAACCCTAAACATATAAAACCTTGGTTTTTTGCTGAAGAACCAGTATTTGAACCATATGCTTCGTGTTGTCTGTCTTGTCCGTGTTCATCGAATTTAAGATAACTAAAATTATTATTATCATTAGCTGAAATAGAAATATTGTTACTAGGTATATTACTACTAGACATAGTAGCGTTTTGATGTGTGTAATTAAATCTTGAAGCAGTGAAATGGTCCATATATAATCTGGATATTGTATCCAGAGGAATACTATCAGCATCTTTTAAATTAGCGTTATCATTAATGGCAGTTTGACCCCTATTATCTCCACCATACCTTGTATTTGTTAGAGAAACAGTGAAATAAGGACTCCACATATACGTTAAACTTGCAGCTGGACCGCGATAAATAGTGCCAGAAGAAGAATCTACTCCATTAGTTATACCATTATAACCGTTAACATCAGTACCTGCTGTACCATCGTTCATACCTTTAGGTGAATTATTCTTAGACCATATGTTATGGTCTGGTTTATCTGAATCACCACTTCCACTTTGAACACCTGCAAAAGCTGATTTAATATGATATTTTCTAAATAAAGACCATTCTCTATTATCTTCATAATATACAGGTTCTGCCGTATCAGAATAACTTGACATTAAAGTTGTAGGATGTGTTCTTATATGTCCACATAAAGAAATATATTGCATACCAGCAGGGCCTTCAAAAGTATCTCCAGCTTCAGGTTCTGCCAAAGTTTTACCGCTATGTTTAGGATTTAATAGTAAACTTTGAGGAGTGTTATCAATAGTGTTTGTAAGTGTCATTTTAATACCATCTATGGTACAATGGAACTTTAAATCAGCCCAGTTACCGTCACCTGTTATAGAATCTTTAGGTATAAATGCCTTTATATCTTTACCAGCGGTAACTGTTTTAGGATTAGCTGTAAAATATCTTGCAAAAGTTAATGTAACAGATACTTCATCTGTAAACATTGCTGAAAGTGTGCTGTGTGTAGTTTTGATTAATTCTACATTAACATATCTATTGTCTCCATCCGCTAGCATGTTATTGGTACATCGGAAAATTAAATATTTATTATCATCATATCGTATTTTAAATACATGTCCTGTTTTCCAGTAGTTATTAATTCTTGTAGCTCGGTCTGTACCACCTTCATCATCTTTACGAATATAAACTCTTGCTATATTAGAAACTGTATTTTCAGAAGTAGTATTAGCACTTCCATTTGTAAATAATATTTCACCATTAGTAGCAGGTGCATTATTACTCAATTCCACATGCATTGATTGAGCAACTGTAGCATCTGTTTGAGCCATTCCAGAACCATATAAAATATCGCTTGTATTATAATAATGTCCAAATTTATTAATTTTAACGTCAGTAACGCTACCACTGCTGACTGTAACGTCTGCGGTAGCTCCACGTCCATTTTCTGTTAAAGATTCGTCAAAAATAGGTTTTAAAGGAACGTTTCTGTGTATTCCATCTGTTGTATAGCTAGTTCCTCCCCAAGTAGTACCTGATACTGCTTCTAATTCATCAATACCGGGACCCAAATCTAATATAGGTTCTTTATCAGAAACACTTGCTGTGTCACTAGTAGCAGTCATAATATCATCTTTATTAACTAAATCATGTATATCTGCTACAATATAATAACCGTCCATTACTCCACTAGCGTCATGGGCATTAGTACCATCCATCATTACTACACCATATGCACCCATTCTGGCTTTATCATTATACCACCAGCTGCATATATCGTGTGTATTACTTATAGGATATCTATTAAATAAAAACCACGCAGCTCTTCTACATGTTAATCTGGAAGAGTGTCCTCCGTCACCAGAAGAACTTGTAAATGGTGGAGGTAATTCTAATCTAATAGGCATATGTATAACTGGATTAGGTCTTTGTTGTGTATCTCCGTTAGGATAAAAATCTAAAGGAGCTGGAACATAAATTTGTCCTCTAATCTCCTGAAGATAATTAAGTTCACTATTCGGAGCTTTTAATAATGCTTTATTATCTTGTTCGTTACTAAAATATGCATGGATATTTTCCCATAAGCAAGAAGTAATACTAGCAGAATCTTGTGTAAATACAGAATTAGATTGAGCTATAAAAACTCTCTGGTCTGAACTAGATTCGTCTTCTTCTCCACCTTCAGATTCTATTCTAAATTCTACTGGAGATGTTTTTCTCATGTTCGTCCATATACTATTCTTTTCTGAAATAATCATTTGAGGTTCAGGTTTCTTCAACAAAGGTGCTGTTTGTGGAATATTTTCTATAACGTCTGTCTTATCATATTCAATAAGATTTTTAATATCATCGTCATAAAACCATATATCATTTTGTAATATTTGGTTACCATACTTTGGTTTCCATTTTTTTCGTACAACATTAGATATATCACCAACATCTGCACTAATACCTTTATCCGGTCCCGACCACCAGTCAGATATTTTCTTTGCTGATTTGAGAATGAAACCTGCTGCCATTTCGGTACCAGTTTGTGCTAATGCAGTGCTGTTTCCTAGAACTCCTTCCATGCGCTTGATAGGCACTCTTGCGTTTTCATCATAAGCATATACATTTCCACTAGCTGCAAATTTTGATTTTGCAAGCCATGGTGTTCCTACTCCTTCAAGAACATCTAACGCAAAATTACCTAAACCTACACCTACACCACTATTTTCTCCTAATGTTTTCCTGTCTTGAATTCTTACGGCTTTATAAGCATATGCGCCATATATACCTTCTTTGGATTGTTTACTGGCTGAAGCAACTCCTTTTGAATCTGCGAAATAGAGTCCACCTTTTTGTGCAAGATATGCTTCTCCTACGGAAATAGAGGGACCTGATTCTCTCATCTTAATCCCTTCAGTCCATCTAGTAGAAACAGTAGGTTCCTCATAAAATGTGTTACCTGAAAAATCGTCATATATAATTGGAGCTGGAGTAATATTAGAAGTAAAAGTTAAAATATCTGAATTTGCTACTACAGTAGAACCTTCTTCAAATACATCTTTTATATTATTTTTAGTATGATATAGATTAATTGGGAAAGCACCATCATCAGTTCCGCTGGAGACAGTATTGGTAGTATCTTCATTCAGTTGAAGTGTTGTAACATCAATGTAGTAACTTAAAAATGCACTAACTAATCGCGCATCACCAAAAGGAGGTTTTTCTGAAATTTGAAAATTAGAATAAGCTAATGATTTCCTTATACCAGACCTTACAAATACTGATGAACTTTGACCGTCCGATAAATCTGGATAACCATTATCTAAATAACCGTCACTTAATACTTTACTTTTTACTACAAACGTTACCATATTATTATTTCTCCATAATTGATGTTCCTCTATTTATAGCAGTCTTACCAAAAGTAGAACCAAATTGTGTCGTTCTTACTGCTAAACTTCCTGAATCAGAAGCGCTATTTAAAGCTTGTGGTAAAACTTCTCCTATTTTAGATGCAAAATTATCAGCATCATAAACATCTCCTTCTATTACTATATTAATACCACCTGAATCGTAAGCTGCACTTCCACCTGCCATATTTTGTGTTTTAGATATAATAGTTTCACCGGGTTCTACTAGTACATTACGGTGGTGAGGTCTACCTCCTGTATCGTACATAGGTATTCTACCTCCTGTGTCATATGTAGGTGCATTTGCCGTACCAATATCATATTCTGGTATAGCTGGCATATCTACTTTTGGAGGTTTCATTAATTTTTGCATTAATAAAGAGAAACCTAATCCTGCTACTGCACCACCTGCTAAAGACCACCAGAAAGCAGCTCCGAACGTTTTAATTGTATCTGCTGATATTTTATATGCAATACCTACTGCCATAACTGCACCAGCTATTATACTTAAAGCCGTTGCTATACCGGGCGATGTTTTAGCAAAAGCAACATTAATAGCTATTAATAATCCAAGAGCTCCGTAAGCTCCCATTGCAGCTATTGTTGTTGCATTCAAAGCGGCTGCTTTAGTTTCTTCAGTCACTGCCATAAACAGATTGGCTATACCTAAAGCTATAGTTTCATTAGTTAGTGCAAGCATCAATAAAGATGTTATAGGTAATATACCATTCATTACTTTAAACATTAATATAAACTGTATACCTTCTGGTCCTATCAATTGTAGTATTTTTAATACCGCTCTTAATGGAACTGTTAGCATATTTAATACTTCTGTAGTACCACCAGCTTCTTTAGCAAAGGCTTTGAATAACGTCATTCCTTCATGTAATAATGCTGAAAGTTGTTTCATAGCATCTATAACAAACATCTTCATACCTTTACCTACATCAGTAAGCACTTTTTGTCCATCAGGTAAGGTAGTATAAATCAAATCACTAAACTGTGATACAATTTGATGTAGAGTCATATGGAATTCATTCATAAAACCATTGGCTCTACCTATCTCGTCAGTAAGGATAAATGGAGCCATCATAGCATTCTTTAATATTTGCATCTGGTTGCTTATCGAAGCCTGTTGAATTTCTGCCATTTCTTGAGCTGCACCATGAGCATTCTGTAAATCATCAACAGCTCCTTCGAATTCTTCTACGTTTTGTACTAAGTGAACAAATGCTGTAGCACCACGTACATTTAAATCCTCTAACAATGTAGTCATTAACTTAACATTGTCATTAATATCTGGGAAAGCATGTGCAAAATTTCTAGCTATCTCAGTTAATTGTAACATATTGCCTTGATTATCAAGGACTTTAACACCTAATTGTGCAAATTGTCTTGTTGCATCTTCTGCACCTTCGGCGAACTCTGCCATGGCCTGTCTTAAACCACGACCTGCAATACCTGCTTCTAAAGCACGGTTAGTTAATACTTGTAAAGAACCTAGTAATTGGTCTACACTCTGACCTGTAGATACAAAGAACGGCATAGCGAATTTGACAGCACTAGCTAAATCTTGATATTCAATCAAAGATTTGTTAATAGCGTGTGCGAACTTATCTACAAGTATACCACTTTGGTCCATTTCCATACCGAAACCAAAGAGTGTCTGTGTAGTTAGTTTAGAAATAGTATTATGGTCTCCTTGTACAGCCATAGATAATGTTAAAGTATCATTAAGAACAGAAAGAGAATCCTCTGCACTTAAACCAGCAGATGCCATCTGGTATAAACCTGTAGATGCATTTTGTAATTCTACACCATAGTTTAATCCAAATTCTGCTATTGCGTCTGATAATCCAAATAAAGTATCCTGAGATGTTTGGAAAATAGATTGAGCGTTAATTAACTCATTTTCAAATTCAGCAAATGTTTGATTGACTTCATTTAATTTATAATAGAATGCAGTAATAGCTGCTGTAGCATATATAAAAGAGTTTCTTAAAGTATCTTTAACACTTGTAGCTATATTACTAATAGCTTGACCTTGTTGTTGTCTTAAATAAATCTCATCTTGTAATTCTTGATTAGCTTCGTTTTGAGCTAAATTATATTCTTTTACTAATTCTGCCTTCTCTTTTTCTATATTTCTACCAGTTTCAGCAGCATCTCTTTCTAAATCTGTAATTTGACGTTGTAAATCTTCAGCGATTCTTAAATTATGAATCATACCCTCAGTAAGAGTTCCTCTCTTCTTAGCGGCTTCATTTTCTTCTCTCATTAAGTCAACAATCTTCTGTCGAGCATTAACTCCTCTATCTGCGAAATCTGTTGCTGTCTCAGCTGTTGTGAAACCTTTACCTGCAAGTTGTTTCCCACCTTCAGCCTCTATAGATTTATTTAACGATGTGAAAGCTGTTTTCATTTGTTTTGCTATAGATACTGTCTTTTTACCTACAGCATCTAACGCTGACGTATCTGCTTTTAATCTCTTAGTCGCTAACCCCGCAGTATATCCTGCTCTTTTAGCTATAGCTTTAGCTGTATTTTCTTTTTGTTTAACAAGGTCTTGCGCACTTTGTTTAGCTAACTCATCAAGTTCACCAAGCTGTTGTTCTAATGTCGCTTTCCTTTCTTTTGCAGCTTTATTAGCACCAGTCCTAGCAACTAAATTAATAGAATCAACTGTATCTCTAACTGAGTTAATCGCGTTCCTTCTCGACCCTCGTCCTACGAGGAAATCAATTTGAAACGCCATGCCAGTTAGACTCGTCATCCTATTTTATTAACTCCTTAAAGCTTTGTGGTTGTTTCTTTCCGAAACCGTATTTCGCTTTCATTGCTTGTGTACTAGCATAATCTCCTCTTATTGACGGATTCTTTTTAGCCAACTCTGATATATCATCAGAAGTGTATCCATCAAAGGCGTGTACTGTATTATAATTACTTAAACCTTTTAGTAGTCCTAATAATTCAGTTCTGCTACTTTCTTTTACTTCAGTATACGAAAGACCTAAATCTTTCATCAAAGGTATCCAAAGGGTTACCATGTCTGGGCTGTTTTCAGCCCAATTCAAAAATCCGGTGTCTGAGCGCCTAGAACTGTAGCTGTTAATTGGTATCTCAAAGTTGTAGGTAAATCTTCCCAAACTGATGTTAAACCACAGGCGTTTTCAGGGTTCATTTCATCAGCTTTAGATAACATAGCCTTAACCTTTGCAGTACCAATTGCTTGATATACTTCGTTCTTTTCTTCTTCAGAAGCCCCATCATCTGGAACGGTTATCTTTGGTTCCTCTGCTTCCGTTAATTCACACCATTGTATGTTAACAGCCTTACCTCTATACTCAATAGTATCAGAGGCTACTTCAGTTGTTAACGCTTTCAGTTCTTCTAAACTCCATGTTTCTGTCATTTTTCTTCTCTCCTATATATTGTTGGGGGAATTTCACCCCCAAATTTTTTATTTATTCTAAGACTAATAAGCGAGGCTTTGTTGCGTTGCTTTTCATAGTCCATACGACCTTACGGCCATCTTCCAATTCATAAGTATGGTTCATCATATGGTCTGGATGCCAAACTGTGTAATCTACTTTTTCTTTTTTAGATTCTTTTTTGGTTTCTTTCTTTTCTTCGTCTGCCATATTTAATCTCCTTACATATCAGCTTCTAGCGTTTCTGCTACTAAGCCGTGGAAGTTTCCGTTTCCATCGTGGTGTAATCCGTTACCAATCAATGGTTTGACCATCGTTGATAGAGTAAATGATTCTTCGTTAGCAGAATCGTTACTCATAGATACTGTATAGTCTCCTAAAGTACAGTTTCGTAAAACCAATACTGTACCATCTTTGTTAGAACCATCAGGTCCAGTACCAGTAGCGTCTTTAAGTTGTATAGCTACTCTATAACCGTAGCATACATTACTCTGAGCGTCTTTGGTACTCTTAGGGTCCACTGTTCCATCTGCTATTCTTATGTGGGCAGTAGAAGCGTCTTTAATCATACCGTGCCTTCCTGCGTGGTTTCCTACTGCTGCATAACTTGAATCATTTTCAGTTAAACCTTGAATTAGAGTAGACCATAATCTAGTACTCTTTTTTCTTGTAAGTGTAACATTACAATCTGCTTTTGTTTCAATTTTTCCGGGTGTCTTAGTACCAAAATAAGAGATATCCTCATCCTGAGCTCCTATTGTTACATCGACTCCTGTAATATCTGAAATGTTAAAATCTGCTTGTCCTAAACCTTTATCAGCTAAACCCATAGGGGCTATAGTTGCTGAACCTGCTGTAAAATCTCCAGCAGTCTCTGTGGATACTAATTTTGCTCCACTTGCACCGTCACTTCCCAATTTAATACCTTGGAATGCGTGTTCAGTACAAACCCAAACCTTAACATCTGTTCCTGTATAATAAGCCATGTTTATAATCCTCCTTGTGCGTCATCATCTAAATTAGCTGAGTCTGCTCCAGTTAATATAATCGGGTTAACGTAGCTCATTAAAGTTATTGATTCTTCCTGAGAAGCATCTGGTGTTAATGAAACTGTATATTCAGTTATACAGCAATTTGGTAAAACAAATGTTTCACCGGCTGCACCAGTTTTTAACCTTAGGGCTACTCTGTAACCATATGATGTGAAATCAGGCTGATAATGCCCGTTTCCTATGTTCCCATTCTCATCAAGACCGAATCGTGCTTCGTTATAAATTGCGTTCCACATTTCATCGTTCTTTTTTCGAGTTAGGGTTATGCTGTTTTCTTTTTTTACTTCAGCTTTAAGAACATTTCTTTGTCCTATGAACTGAACATCTTCGTCTTGAGTACTCAAAGAAATATCTACACCGGTCATGTTATCAGGTCTGTTGTCCCAAATTTCATCAACAGCAGTTGCATCGGATGGATTTAAGTTTAATGTTAAATCCCCGAAGAACGTATTACTGATTAATTTTTTTGGACCTGCAAATAAATCGGTTCTGTCATCACTTTGGTCGTATGTGACAGCAGCCGCTTGTGCGTCAGCCCAATTTCTTATTTCAACTCCCTGAATTCCGGTAGTAGATGACTCCTTAACAACTAAACCCTTTGTTGCGTGTTCAGTTGTGAGTGCTAAGTCTAAATCTCTACCTAAATAGTATGCCATACTTTGTTTCTCCAGCATTCCGTCGAATGCGTAATTACTTATAGCAGACGGTAGTATATAAAGCTTTCGCTATATTCTATACTATTACTTTACTTCGGGTTGTATTAAAGGCCAAACTCCTGCTCTAAATCCACCCTGATAATAAATACCTACATACGGTGCTGCCCACGTGTGACTTCTTAAGTCTTGATTAAGGTCTAAAACATTATTGATAAAGGGTGCCATAGAAGGGTTACCCTCAGCAATTTGGCCTAATTTAACAGTACTAACTGTATCTTTTATACCGCTAACAAGTCTTTTAAAACCTGATTGTTTCTGTCGTGCTTTTGTCATAGCTTGTTTAACTTTAGGATGATTTCGTAATTCCTTATCTGTTACATCTTTTTTCATTATACCTCTTAAAAACGAACCTATAGCTTTATTTACTGTTTCATCTTCGTATACTATAGCTCCACCTGCTACCATAGCTCCTGAACTAGACATTCCTATTCCTACTTGTTGTACTAATCCTGTAGTTAATTCAGTTCCTTCTATCTTTCCAGCATGTGCTAACCATAACATATTAGTCATTTTAATTATAAGTCTTTTTTGCTCCTCATTGAAATTCTGTAATTTTCCATCACTTCTTGCTACCATTTCGTCTAAAAATGCACTCATATAAAAAGAAGCTTTGGGATTAATAACAACATCTGCTATAGTTCCTTGTAATTGCATTGTACCCTTTTTTAATGAACCTTTAATTTTATATTCAAAACCTACATTAATAGGGTCTTTTTTAGAAAGGACAAATAAATCTGTAAATCTGTCCATTTTTTTCTTACTTCCTTCTGGTCCAAATCCTTCTCCAAATTTTTGCCCTAAAAGGTGCATTACTGAAGTCATGGCGCCAGATAATGCACCTGCAACAAATAACTTTTGTCCCGCTTGGGCTCCTGACTTAGGTATTCTAAACAAATTCGGGAAAGTTTTCATAAACCTTTTTTTGTCTGCTGCGCTTAACCCATTATAAAAATCAAATGTTTCCTTTTGATTAGCTCTCCATTTCATACCAAGTTCTTCTTGTGCATATTTTCTTATATCTTTTTCTGTTTTTTGTGAATTAAATTGAGTACCAACATATTTTAATACGGTGTTTATAGCTTTTCGGTTATCATCAAAATGTTTAAATAATGCAGTCCTTAATTGACTTTGGTCTCCAGTAAATTCTTCCTCGGATATTTCTGCCCACTGTTTCTTATTGAATTTAAAAGTATTTAATACAGAGGTGTGACTTGTGCTACCTGATAATCTTTCCTGTGTAACTTCTTTTATATAAAGATTGTCCATAAACCAGAATGCTATATCCATACTATTGTCCTTACTATCTTTATCTCTTTTTGTATCTATCTCTTCTAGTGAACTAAAGATTTCTGGATATCTGGTTTTTAAGAATTTAGGAATCATTTCTTCTGGAGCTTCTGTATATGACATTCCTCCACCTGCACTTGTAGACATCATAGATTCAGATATATCGTTACCTTTACCATCTATAGCAAAACTTTCTTTATTACTCATAGATTCTGCTTTAGCTTCATCGCTAAGATTGTCTCTAAATGCATCTCTCCATGAAGTCATCATGTCTTCTGTGGTGGATGGATTTTGTACCCAATTTACATATGCTTCAAATATCTCTTCTATAATACTGTATTCTGTTATAGGGTCCATGTCATGAGCAAACCCCTCAGCTGAATCTGTTGGTGAAATACCTCTTTGAAACATTTTTTGTACAGTTGTTGCATAATCTGCTGCATAGTCATACCACACATGGTTCCCTCTTACTTGCATTGGTCCCGGTCCTACGTCTGAGAAAGATTCTTCTACCGCAACTAAACCCATAGTTGTCTGTGCGTATTCAGGAGCTTGCGTCCTTCCAAAACTAGGATAAAAACCTCCTGTCAAAGTAAATACTGCTTGTGGGTCTTGTGCAATTTGGTCTACAATAAATCTACTAGCTGTACCTACACCTTTCTTAATCTTACCAGATGAAGTCATGTACTTTTCTTTTATCAGTGCACCTTCATCAGGGCGTCTTACCATTTGCTTACGTTTTCCTTCTGAGTTTTTGTAAGCAAAGGTACCATCAGTAGTTAAAGGTTTACCTGTAGTAGGGTCAAAGAAATCATCCCATCCATGAGTTTTCGGGGTCTTTCTTCCTAAAACGGTTTTTTTACCTGTCTTTTTAGAAAACTTTACTTTCTGCTTAGCCATTATCTTTTATTCAAGAATACTAAAGACATTCTACAACTAGCGCCATACCAATCCATCTGAGGCATGAATCCAATATCATTCCATGCTAGAACATGTCTTTCTAGTATCTGTAAGTCCTCCTCTTCATATGTATCCCAGTCTATATCTTGTAGGCTGTTTGCTACATTTAACATTAACCAATTTAATAATCTTCTTTGTTTGTAATCTGTACTACCTACTGTTATCTTAGTTTCTTTATCAGTCATCAGGTGTATCATAAATCCTATACCATACGCTTCACCAGTTTGACTTTGTTCGGTACCGAAAGTTATACTCTCTCCAAAGTACTTTTCAGATATTCCTGAAGCTACCTGTTGTACAACAACACATGGAAATCTTAATTCTTCTGTCTCTGGGAACTGTCCAAATACATATACATCATCTCCAGTAGCTGTTAATGTGTTTATCTTATCACTTAACCCCATTATTAGGGCTCTTTCTATTACATTTAAATAATCTTTAGCCATACGCTCTTCTCCTGCTTCCTCTTTCTCCTCTTACTCTTACAGCATCTATTTCCATATATTCATCTCTATATTCTTTAATGCCTTGTATTCTCCATTCAGATTCTTTATAAAAGAATATATCTTTAAGCTCTACTAAGCCAGAGCTTGTAGTAAGTACTAGGCTCAATAAATCATAAGTGGATGCACCATAGAGCTTATCTATATCTAATATAGTGTTATCTGTGCCAGCTGTAAGTTCTGTTCTTACACCATCTTTGTATACTGATGTTTTATCTCCTGCTTCTAAGTCTCTTAGAGGTACATCAATAGTGATATACTCGCTGCTAGATAGAGCCAATGAACCGCTCCATGTTAGACTTTTAGTTGAGCCTCCTTCGTTACCACTTAGAGCTATCTTCGTTAATGTAGTGCCTGACTTAATTTTAAATTGAAGCCTATCTAGTTGATAACCAGCTGCTTTATCTGCAAACGTTTTTATTGTGTGAGAAGTGGCTGTAGCTGAATAATCATCTGCCGTTTCTATAATTCTTTCTATATCTATCAATTTATCATATGATTCTAATTCATTAAATTGAGTTGTTTCGCTAAAATTATCCATTGATAATATATAACCTAAAGAAGGTGTATAAAACGTACAAGCTCCTGTAATTCTATGTCCTGTCCTTTCTAATGCTCCAGAACGGCTAACAATAGGGCTTTGAAGGCATTTAAGGCCCGGTAAAACCAACTCTGGACTATCTGCATGGTAAGCAGCATTCGTACCCTCTGCTTGCGCTGCATAACTATCGGACTCATAACCAAAATTTACAGCTGGTCCTGATAATGTGCCACCAGATTTTGTAGTTTTGGTTTCTTTTCTATAAATTGGGTCTCTAATAAAAACTAGGTCACGTACTTGACTTGTACGATGTCTCATCTGCCTAAGAAGTTTAGGCATATTTACTCTACCTAGTTTTAAATTACTCATACTATCCTATATTGCGTGGACGTTTACGAACATTCAAAGTACTATCTGAACCATCAATGTTCTTTTTCCAATCTATATCTCCCAATTGTGGGTCTGCGTTATAGGTAGAAGTTTTGATACTTAGTGCATTCTTTTGTAACAAAGCATCATTTGCCATGTCTAAGAATTTACCGTATGGGTCATCTTTTGTATATGACATGAAAATATCTCCTATCTTCATATCTTCTACTCCCATACCGTTCTGTGCTATACATAATAAATAAGACGTATAGTAACAGACTGCTTGGTCTACTAAATCATTGGTATTCACTGTAAATGAAGTACCTTCCTGCTCTTCTACCCATTCAATTGCCATAGTCACGAGAACCGACAAATCACTATCATCTACTTCCGCAGATTCTATACCTGTCAGTAATCTGACTCTTGTACCTAGTTTATCTAGGGTCATTGTCGAATCTCTTGTTATTGCCATATTACCACTTTACTTTGTTTGCCCAGTATGCTGCTGACATTTTACCTTTTGCAATGTTTTTACCATGTCGGGCTTTAAAGCTCTTTCTCCTTGCTTTTTGTCTTTTTGATTCACCCTTCTTTGGCTTACCTGCCGTTCTAACGCCTTGTTGTCCAAACCTGATAAGTTTAGTTTTAGTTCCAACTTTAGCAACAACCACGTGTGATTTCTTTGGGTGATTAGGAGTTCTTTTAGGTTTGTTATAACCTGATACTCCTGCTCTTGTTAATTTTGCGTCTTTCTTTTTTGCTGCCATTTATTTACCTGCCTTTTTCATCGCAGTCTTGTGAGACTGTGTGAATGATTCACCTTTTTTCATGGCCACAACCATAGCTCTAAGGTGTTTTGCTGTGTGGTGTTTACCATGTCTTTTCATAGCTGTTACTTGTCTTTTGTTAAGTCCAGCTAGACTAACACCTTTAATCTTCTCAATAGCCATACTTTTTCTTTTTTGATGTTTTCTTCTTCTTTGTTTTATAAGCCATCATTTAGACCTCCTTACTGCCTTTGCTACCTTTTTAGAATATTTAGCACGACTACCAACTCCACCAGCTTTACGTTTCTTACGATTCTCAGCTGCTTTTTGAGATTTAGTTAGTCCTGCTCTAACACTCTTAGGGAGATAACGTCCCCTCTTTGATTTAGGCTTCTTCTTATCAGCCTTGGAAATATAATCCCATTTTTGTTTAGTCCAAGTAGACAATGATTTTTGGGATTTCTTCTTAACCATTAACGGTAGCCTCCACCATTAGCTTTGTATTGTTTTGCTAGCATCTGTGCTTTTCTTGCGGACCATTGTCCGGGTGCTCCACCTTTACTACCTGCTTTGATTCTGTTAAATAATCTTTTTCTCATAGTAGGTTTGGTATAATTACCTGCTTCGTTTACTCTTGATTTTGATTTCTTTTTTGCCATTACATCATCCCCCATGCGCCAGCTCCAGTAGCTGCTGTCAAAGCTGCACCTACCAACCAGCGTACTTGTCTTTTAATATCTTCTTCCCACATCTCGTGGTGCGCTAAATGGTTTGTGAAAAGGGTTTCGAACTTGTCCATTCTGTTATAAATGTTCTTAATCCTTTCATCCATGCGAATCAATAGTTCTACTTTCTCCTTTTCTTCCATCTTATACTCCTTATGGCGCCCATGCTGGTACGTAGTATGTAGTACCATTTGACGCAACAAATGCTAAGTAACCTTGTACATTACCTGCACCTATCATTGGTGGGTGGTCAAACGTTACTGGTCCTGAGGCTGGGCTAATCACATTAATTGGTCCTCCCATCGAATCAATTGTTCCAGCAGATGCGTCTGCACTAAATACTGGTGCACTTGCTCCACCACCACCACCGCCAGATGGTCCTGTAGGTCCAGCAGGTCCCGTAGGTCCTGTAGCTCCAGCAGCTCCTTTCTGTCCTTTACCACCAGCACTTCCTGAACTTCCTTGTGGTCCAGCAGGTCCTTGTGGTCCAGTTGGTCCTGTTCCGCTAGGTCCTTGAGAACCTGTAGCACCTTTATCACCTTGTGGTCCTGTACCACCGACTTCACCCTTTTGTCCTTTAGAACCAGAGCCTCCACCACCTTCTTCACCTTTCTGACCTTTACTGCCTTGTGGTCCAGTTGGTCCATTAGGTCCAGCAGGTCCTTGAGGTCCTGTAGCTCCTGTAGCTCCTTTGTCTCCAGCAGAACCTGTGCTTCCTTGCCCACCTTGTGCACCTTGTGGTCCTTGTGGTCCTGTAGCTCCGGGGTCTCCTTTTTGACCTTTACCTCCACCGCCACCGCCAGAACCTTCTTCTCCTTTCTGACCTTTACCACCTTGTGGTCCAGTTGGTCCAGCAGGTCCTTGTGGTCCTGTGCTTCCTTGAGGTCCAGTGCTTCCTTGTGGTCCTTGAGGTCCTGTACCACCGGGTGCTCCTTTAGCTCCTGAGGCTGCGAATGTCACCTGTACTGTTCTACCTGATGAGAATATATTACTTACCGAGGTATCACTCTTAGCTTTTACAGATGATATTGTAATAAACACATGAGTATTAGCCATATCTGTTTGATAGCCTGTAGACTCATCTGTTGTTAAAATTATAAAATCAGTATTATCTTCCATGGATACAAAACGTATATCTGTTGGTGAACCATCATATGCGTCTAAATAGTCATATAATGAACTTGAACCAGCGTTCTGGTCGAAAACTGAAAATGATACAGCAGTAATACTTGCTGCTGTTCCATGATTTAATCTAAATTCTCCAGAACCGGGGTCGCCCATTGTTGTGCTTGTATCAAAGTTAAATTGTAAACCAGCAGGTTCACCAGTTGGTCCTTTGTCACCACCAGCACCTTTTGCACCTTGTGGTCCAGCAGGTCCAGCAGGTCCGTCTGGTCCATCAGGTCCTGTAGCACCTTGAGCTCCTTGAGCTCCTTGAGCCCCTTGAGCACCTTGAGGTCCTTGACCTCCAGTAGCACCTTTGTCTCCACCAGCACCTTTCGCACCTTGTGGTCCAGCAGGTCCAGCAGGTCCATCAGGTCCATCAGGTCCTGTGTTTCCTTGAGGTCCTTGAGGTCCTGTGCTTCCTTGAGGTCCTTGTGGTCCAGCTGCTCCTGTAGCACCTTTATCACCAGCTGCTCCTGTAGCACCTTTATCACCAGCTGCTCCTGTAGCTCCTTTAGCACCAGCAGTTCCTGTAGCTCCTTTGTCTCCATCTGGTCCAGCAGGTCCATCAGGTCCATCAGGTCCTGTGTTTCCTTGAGGTCCTTGTGGTCCTGTGCTTCCTTGAGGTCCTTGTGGTCCAGCTGCTCCTGTAGCACCCTTATCACCAGCTGCTCCAGTAACACCTTTGTCACCAGCAGTACCTTTGTCCCCTTGAGGTCCAACTGCTCCTGTAGCTCCTTTTGCACCTTGTGGTCCAGCAGGTCCAGCAGGCCCAGCAGGTCCAGCAGGTCCGTCTGGTCCATCAGGTCCATCAGGTCCTGTTGCACCTTGAGCTCCTTGAGCACCTTGAGCACCTTGAGGTCCTTGACCTCCAGTAACACCTTTGTCACCAGCAGCACCTTTGTCACCAGCAGTACCTTTAGCTCCTGTAGCTCCTTTGTCTCCAGCAGTTCCTTGAGGTCCATCAGGTCCGTCAGGTCCTGTAGGTCCAGCTGCTCCAGTAACACCTTTGTCACCAGCAGTACCCTTTTCACCAGCGGCACCTTTGTCTCCCTGTGGTCCAACCGGTCCAACAGCTCCAGTAGCACCTTTTGCACCTTGTGGTCCTGTATCTCCAGTATCTCCTTGTGGTCCTTGTGGTCCAGCTGCTCCTGTAGCACCTTTGTCACCAGCTGCTCCTGTAGCACCTTTATCACCAGCTGCTCCTGTAGCTCCTTTAGCACCAGCAGTTCCTGTAGCTCCTTTGTCTCCATCAGGTCCGTCTGGTCCTGTAGGTCCATCAGGTCCTGTCGCACCTTGAGGTCCTTGTGGTCCATCAGGTCCAACAGCTCCTGTTGCTCCTTTGTCACCACCAGCACCTTTTAATCCTTTATCTCCTTGTGGACCTTGGTCTCCGGTTGCTCCTTTGCCTCCTTTATCTCCAATAGGTCCTTGTGGTCCAGTTGCACCAGTTGCTCCTTTAGAACCTTGAGGTCCTGTAGGTCCAGTTGGTCCATCAGGTCCAACAGCTCCTTGTGCACCAGTAGCACCTTTACTACCTTGTGGTCCTTGGTCTCCTTGTGCACCAGTGGTACCTTTGTCACCAGCAGCTCCTTGAGCACCCTTGTCTCCACCAGCACCTTTCTCTCCTTGTGGTCCTTGAGCACCTGTAGCTCCTTTGTCCCCATCAGGTCCAACAAGTCCTTGTGCACCAGTAACACCCTTGTCACCTTGTGCACCTTGAGCTCCTTTATCTCCTGTAGCTCCTTTATCTCCTGTTGTACCTTGTGGTCCTTGAGGTCCAGTAGGTCCTGTAGGTCCTGTAGGTCCTTGAGCGCCAGTAATACCCTTATCACCTTGTGGTCCAACTGCTCCTGTAGCACCTTTGTCTCCTTGAGGTCCTGTATCTCCAGTAGGTCCCTGAGCTCCTGTAGCTCCTTTATCTCCTTGAGGTCCATCAGGTCCTGTCGCACCTTGTGGTCCTTGTGGTCCTGTAGCTCCTGTAGCTCCTTTATCACCTGTAGGTCCTTGTGCACCAGTAGCACCTTTGTCTCCAGCAGTACCTTTATCTCCAGTAGGTCCTTGAGCTCCAGTTTGTCCTTTAGCTCCTTGAGTACCTTGTGGTCCTTGAGGTCCATCAGGTCCATCTGGTCCTGTAGCACCAGTTGCACCTTTATCTCCGTCTGGTCCTGTAGGCCCTGTAGTTCCAGTAGGTCCTTGAGCGCCAGTAACACCCTTATCACCTTGTGGTCCATCAGGTCCAACAGCTCCTGTAGCTCCTTTAGTACCTTGGTCACCTTGAGGTCCTTGTGGTCCTTCAGCTCCTGTAGCACCTTTGTCACCAGCAGCTCCTGTAGCACCTTTTGCACCAGCAGTACCTTGTGGTCCTGTACTTCCAGTAGGTCCTTGAGCTCCTGTAGTTCCTTTGTCTCCAGCTGCACCTTTATCACCTTGCGGTCCTGTAGGTCCATCAGGTCCAACAGCTCCTGTAGCTCCTTTAGCTCCTTGTGGTCCTTGAGGTCCAGTAGCACCAGTAGCACCTTTGTCTCCTGTATCACCAGTGGCACCTTTGTCTCCAGCAGTACCTTTGTCCCCTTGAGGTCCAGTTGGCCCTTGAGGTCCAACAGGTCCTTGAGGTCCTGTATCTCCTTTCATTGAAAGGGAAAAATAAACATCATCTTCATCAGAGAAGGTAGAAGTGACTGCACCACTTGCCCCGCCCTCATGTGAAACTGCAACGTTTCTGTAATCTCCTTGGTCAGAACCATTGCCAGTCATTTCGAAAGTAACATAGTTAGTTATGTCATCTTTCTTTTCTAATTTAATTCTATTACCTGTTACTAACATATCTGCTAGAATATTATCTAGTGTACCACCACTCTCATCATCTTCGAAAATAGATAATTGTGTAACGTTTGCTAGTGTAGCATGGTTTAAAACAATCTCTCCGTTTGTTGATGGTGCAGTAGTTGTATCTGTTAAATCTACATGCATTAAGAAAGTAGAAGCAGGTAATGAAACTTCTCCTTTAATACCTTTATCTCCTTGTGCTCCTTTGTCTCCTTGAGGTCCAGTAGCACCAGTAGCTCCTTTACCACCTTGTGGTCCTGTAGCTCCTGTAGCACCTTTGTCTCCTTGAGCACCTTGAGGTCCTTGAGCGCCTGTAGCTCCCTTATCTCCTTGAGGTCCTGTAGCTCCTGTAGCTCCTTTGTCTCCAGCAGTTCCTTGAGGTCCAGTAGGTCCGTCAGGTCCAGTAGGTCCTTGAGCACCTGTGGCACCCTTATCTCCTTGTGGTCCAGTAGCACCTTGAGGTCCTTGTGGTCCTTCAGCGCCTGTTACACCTTTTAGTCCTTTATCACCTTGAGGTCCAGTAGCTCCTGTAGCTCCTTTATCTCCATCAGAACCATCACCGCCATCAGGTCCTTGTGGTCCTGTTGGTCCTGTAGTTCCTTGAGGTCCTTGTGCACCAGTAGCACCTTTATCTCCAGTTGAACCTTTATCACCTTGAGGTCCTTGAGCTCCTTGTGGTCCTTGGTCTCCTTGAGGTCCTGTATCTCCAGTTACACCTTTCTGACCTTTGTCTCCTCCAGCACCTGTAGCACCCTTATCTCCTTGTGCTCCACCAGCACCCGTACCACCTTTTTCACCGGGTTCTCCTTTTCCACCTTGTGGTCCAGTAGTTCCTTGTGGTCCAGTAGGTCCTTGAGTTCCTTGTGGTCCTGTATCTCCAGTTACACCTTTCTGACCTTTGTCTCCTCCAGCACCTGTAGCACCTTTATCTCCTTGTGGTCCACCAGCACCAGTAGTACCTTTGTCGCCGGGTTCTCCTTTACCACCTTGTGGTCCAGTAGGTCCTTCAGCACCAGTAGCTCCCTGTTGACCTTTATCGCCTTGTGGTCCAGTTGCACCAGTAGTTCCTTTATCTCCTAAACTACCTTTTTCTCCTTGTGCGCCTTGTGGTCCTGTAGGTCCAGTTGGTCCTCCGTCACCTGTAACACCTTTCTGACCTTTGTCTCCTTGTGGTCCACCGGGACCTGAAGGCCCGTCACCACCCTTTTGACCTTTATCGCCAGTAGTTCCCTTGTCTCCTGTTACACCTTTAAGACCTTTATCTCCTTGGTCTCCTTGTGGTCCAGTAGGTCCTTGAGTACCTGTACTTCCTATATCTCCTTTCTGACCTTTGTCACCTAGTTCTACAATGCTTGGACTACCATCATCTTTTTTAGTAAATAGTTTACCATCATACGTATTGATTGCCAATTCACCTAATTCTAAATCTGCATTAGAGGGCACGTCTGACCCCTTTGCACTACGTTTGTGGTAAATTCTATTTGCCATGTTTATGACCCGAAAGTCCCTCCATCTATCACACAGGCGTCGATGGTAACAGTGCTATTAGAAACATTCAAAGCGAATGCTAATATATCAATATCGTCGAAATCACCGTCATCATCACTGTCTCTTTGAAATCTTATAACTGCGTTGTTGGTTTCTCCAGCAACTCCTATTCTTACTCTACTTGATGCCATTATTGTTCAACCTCCAGTGGGTAATCATTCCTTCTTCCTATTACAATCCAGTCGCAAGACCATGGACCATTTATCGCATCTGCATTAGATTTGATTTCGAACATGTTCTTATGTTTTTCCACTAACCATACATTATAATTACCGTGCGGTGTAAGCGACACGGTGTAATCTGCAACTAACTTACCCCAATACGCTGGTAAAGGTATTTCTTCTGTGGGTGAGTGTGATTTGTCTAACGTTCCTCTCTGATACATACCGAACTCTGGTCCTTCTAATGTACCGTGTACTAACCTCATATTTTTCTTTATAGGGTGTGGTATATCGAAAGATTTGGTATCTGCCTTCAGATGTCCGTTGACTGTAAGGGCTGCATTACCTGTAGATGGTCCTCCAAATACAGTTAGCATAGTAGTTCCATCACCACTATTATTAGTTTGGTCACCAGAACTACCTATAGTTAAGGCACCAGTCATAGTATCTCCACCATGTTGTACGAATACATCTGCTAGATTAATCGTATCATTGGTGTTAGTCGTAGTTGATAAAGACAAAGCTGAGGCAGTATTAGTTCCTAATTGATTTACTGTACCTCCAGTGTTTGTCGTAAGAATATTATAGTAATCAGAACCGTTGAGTGTAGTTTGCCACGCATCATCAGTACCATTCCATCTGATTGCTACGTTTGTTAAGTCGCCTCTCTCTACCTCTATACCTGCATTAGCATCACTAGAGCCAGTTTGGTCAGAGTTTAATAATACGAAAGAATCTTTAATATTGACTGTCTCAGATAGAGTTGTGGTAGCTGTTCCTATTACATTGAGATTACCATTAATAGTAGTGGTTACTCCATCTGAACCTATGCTTACTGCTCCACCTGATGTGTTTAAATTTAATTGTGCTCCTGCTGCACTACCGTCTGTAGTCAATCTAGCTTGAATCTTATTTCCATCAAGTGCTAAATTAGCTCCACCATCTGCACCTACTTGCACTATACCTGTACCATCGGTCAAACTAGCAGTAGAACCTGCTAAATTTACTTCTAGTGGTACACTTGGATTAGTAGAGCCTATAGCGAACTTAGTAGCAACTTTGGCTCCATTAGAGCTATCTAAAGTGAGCTCTCCAGAGCTAGGCCCTATAGTGCTCCCATTGTTTTGCATAATGAAGTTACCAGTAGTCTTTATATTGCCCCCTGATACATAGAGCTTATCCCAGTCTGATTTACCTGTAAAATTAGCTGGGCCTATTGCGTAATTACCAGTCTTGTTAGCTCTAACATTTGCTGAAGAGGTATCATCCTCTCTAGTAAATGCATCACCAACTGCTGATAGAGAATTTATTTTATCGTAAACTGCATTCTTGCTTGGTGCTACGTCTTCTATAGCGTCCCAAGTAGCGTCAAATGCATCGTTGCTGACTTTTCCGTCAACTTTATTTTTAATATATTGTTTGGAGGGTAGCCTGTCGTCTAATACTAGAGGCAATCCCTTTTTGGGTTTGTTGCCTGAAAGGGCTTCGTTGTCTAAACCGTATTCCTTAACCATGTGCTATACTCCTAAAGTGGGTGCCTTGTTCTATTGGTGGCACCCATACCAAAATTTTAAGTCAGATAGTTATATCTAATCGCCGATTACGATAACTCCAGCTTCAGGTCTGATAACTTTAAGACCATATCTCATGGTCATATAGCTACCTTGAATTCCGAATCCGGGGTTAGCTTCTTCTACGGTTAGACCGCGTCTCTCGACGTAAGCTACTGGCTTCATTGACATGTCAAAGACACCGAATCGGTTCTTTGGTATGTAATGGTTCATGTAGACGTTTAGTCCGTAGAGTTGTCCGACAATTCCACTTGCTGATACGTCGTTTACATAATCCAATCCACCTTTCTGGGCGTCGCCGCTTCCAGAGAACGGTGCAGTGAAGTCTGCTAAATCGAGTAGAGTTTTGTAATGTGAAGGGGAAATCATCAAAGTATCTGCTGTTCCACCTTTTGCATTAATCAACTCCATAGCACTTGTAATATCTGCTAGACCAAGGTCACCTGTTGCGTCAGTATCGCCGTCTTGTGCGACGAAGTAGTGCGAACCAGTGTTTGGACCGAGAGCGGCCAAATCTGCTGCGCTATACTCACCGTAGTCATAAATCCTTACTGCATCTCCACCTGTGGTTGGGGTTGACCCGTAAAAACCACCGTGTGAAGCGTTAGCGAAAGTTGTTATGTTTGCTTCGGTTGTACTTCCTGTTATGTGTCCACCATTGTATCCAGTACCGTATTCTGCTTTATATAAACCAAATACAGTGTAGATGTAGTGCTGCGTTACGTGACGCTCGACGGCTCTTCTAGCTTCGTTCAAAGCCATTTCCATTTCTGAAAATCTTGAGTCTTCAAGCATACGTCTGGTGACACCTACTGCCAATCCCCACTCTTTGACTGAAATTCTTTCGTTTCTCAAGTCTGTGTGTTGATAGGACGGAGTGTCTCCTTCTTCTATCTGTTCTAGCGTCATGCTAGGTTTTGCGAACGTAATATCTACGTCGCCTCCAGTCTCCGTGTTGAATCGCTCTGCGAACATTGCGATTACAGGCATATCCGTGACTTTGTAGTCTTGGATAGCGTCTTTGTAATCTACAAGTACTCGGTTTGCGGTTGAACTGAGATTGGATGACATTAATCCTTCTTTTGCTGTAACCATTTTTTCACCTTATACCTATAGTAAGAGTGCCTTTACGAAATCTGTGTGTGTTGCGCTTTTTGCTTCTAGAGCAATAGCGAACCTTTCGTCTGCGCTTGTTTTAGCTTTTGCTAATCCTGCATCGTTGTGACCTAATGCTGCTCCTGCGGCAATGGTTCCTGTTGCTTTCAAGAAAACAACTGCTCCTTTACCGGTTATAACGGATGCTGGGTCTCCAGATGTAGCGTCGACGAAAAGTACGCCAACAGCTGCGTTTAAGTATGAAGGTAAGTCTTCAGAAGCTGCTACGATTGCTCCACTACTGTTGTATTCAACAATAGTTCCTGCATCTAAGTCTGCTCCTGCGTTACCTAACTTCATAACACGAGCTGGTGCGCCACCGTCGTTAACTAATATGTTAATTCCTGCTGCCATATTTCATCACCTATTTTTCTTCTCCTGTAAAAACGATGCGTCCGTTTTCCATCGCAAACATGCGTGGTTTTTCTTCTGCTTCTGTCTCTACTGGCTTTTCTTCATCACTGTGGGCCTTACCTTTACCGAATGTCCTTTCAGATTCTTCTGGTACTGGCATAGACTCCATGGCGATGGAGAAACCTTCTAACTTTACCTCATCCCAAGAAGTGAGTTCTTCAGCACGTGCTTCTTTGGTTTCGTCATCGACTTTACCCAAAGTAGCTTCCTTCTCTATGATTGTGTTGACGAAGTTGGAAATTCGAGCTTGTGCTTGTTCAGCTGCTCTTGCTTCCTTTTCTTCTTCAAATTTGGTAATCATAGCGAGGGCTTCTTCGTGCTTGCTGTTCAATTCTTCGTATGAAGTTTTCATCTCTTCAAGCTGTGTTCTCATAGCGGCGAATTCACGCTCTACAAGTGTTTCAGCTCCAGAGTCTTCTACGTTTTTTACTTCTTCAGCCATAGTTATTTCCTCGCTGGTTGTCCCGTGTGTTTCACAGGCACATGATTCTTCTTCATGGCCACCACAGCCACAGTCTGAATCTTTTTCACCGAATTCACGGTGTTCGTTGCATTCCTTTCCGCTGTCAATTGTACATGCTTCACAAACGGGTGTGCGAGTCTCATTATCAATGAAGCTCACCTCAACAGGGCGTATGTCAGTAGCAAATGGCTCACCTAGGACGTCAACGTCTTTGGATAACCAATCAATACTTACATGCGTCATGTTACCGTTCTCCAATTTCTCTAACACTTCACTTGCCTTTGCGGACTCTCTGTGTATACGTGCCAACATTTCAATTGCTGACTTTCCATCTTCAAGTTTGACGATTTTGGGGTTGATAGCCGTGCCTAAGAGGTCATCGTCAGTTCTTTGATGATTATAGTATACTGGAAGAGTTTCAAAAGCTTTTAAGTTTTCTTCCAAGATGGATGGTTCTATGAAAACCTTTTGGTCACCATCTTCGTCGTGGGGTCCCGACGTGATAGCGATTACTGGGAATTCTAAGTAGTCATCCGTATTTGTAATCTCACCAATAGCAGGAGCAAAACTCCTTTTATTTTCTCGGTCCCCGGCAGAATCCATAGCAAAACTTCTTTCAGTCTTGACTTCATCTACCCTCATGCGGCACATTTTAGCCGCAGTCTCTTCGTAGTTTTCAACTCCACGTTTATTAAGTGTAGCTGCTACGTCTATTATACAGCGCTCGTATTCATATTCGCTCATTCTCTGTCCCCCGTAGTATTAGCGCTTGGTTGATTACCAGCGCGGTTCTCTGTTCTCTCTGTTTCTTCTGTCTTATCTTGGTCTCTTCCTCCAGATATGTTGGTATTCTTTGCAGTCTCTTGCTGTTCTACCACTCCATCTGGGTTCAACCCTCTCTCCATTCTAACCTCTTGAGGTGAAAGAACTCCCTCAGAAAGGTATATCATATCAGTCTTAGCTTTCAAGAAAGCATCATCGACATTCATTTGACGGAATCTAAATAAGGCATCTCCAGAACCTACTTGAGGCATCAGTTGTGAATTGATAGATGCTTCTATAGCAGATTGTAAATGTCTTACATATGGTTCAAAAATAGGACGTGCCTGTTCAGGCTTATCCCACATAGTCATAGGAACTTTCATAGCTATTGCTATTTTATTCATAATATCATCCGTATACTTACCATATTCGAATGCTCTTTGTGTTCCTTGTAATTCCTTAACTGTTATATCATTACCATGTATAATATCTTCACCGGGTTCTAAACCGTTGAAGGCACTTACTATTTCGTTGATTTTATCTGGTCCATAAGGCATATCAGGTAGACCAGCACTAATATCGAAACGGCTATTAGCGTATTTATTAAGAGCCGCACCAATATCGCGCTCTGCATAATCTTTAAGGTCAATGAGATAAAGAATAGGATGTATATCAGATAAACCATAGGCATAATCATCAAACGGATTGTTCTTGTACTCAATGATTTCATTCTCCTCAAATCTTATGGACTCCTTGTCATCTCCCAAATCTTGAAAGTAATACATAATTTGGCCACTTTCATCTCTTTGCACGTACATATTCTGAGATGAACGCATGATTAGGTTATCTCCAGTCCATTCTAAATAAGATGTACCAAAGATTCTGCCATTACGTAACCATGAATATATAAGCTGTTCCATGTTTATACTATCAAAAAGCTGGGTGATAGCTTGGCGTTCCTCATCACTGTCCGTTACTATATCGTATCCGTCCTTAGAGGCGTAGAGACATGGCAAATCTATCAGAGTTCTTACTATAGGGTCTGATAAATACACATTCATGTACGTACGATAATCCCCAACCTGCGGTTCTTTCATAGCATCACCACGCCCGAAAGCGTTGGATTGTAATTGAATCCGGCGTATTACTCCATCTCCGAAGGAGCGCGGGTTATCCTTATTGAATGGTGGATTAGTCCCTTTAGTTGCAAAACTCCGCCTATTGAAAGGCCAATAATCTCTTAGAGCCATAGCTATCGTATAAATATAATACAGGAGAGTATATAAAGCTTTCGCTAGATTCCGCCCGGAGAGCGCTTATTAACCCTGAAATTGCGTGTAGTTTTGCCAAAAACTGGCCCTGCACCACTTTTTTTGGCAGGAATATGCGTAGAACGGTTTACACTTACCGATGCGAACGTTGATTCTGGTGGTAACATACCCAAACAGGCATGTATTCCTATCACAGAGCTATCACAGTAGTCATCATGTTTACCATCTGGTGCAGATATTTTCTCTGTTTTATTTGCTGCATCCATCGTATATTCTAGGTTTACATGTTCTTTATACCACTTATTGACTAGTTTTGCATCGTTTGGGGGTAGGTATTTAGGGTTTGGTACCTTAACTTGACCTTGTTGGACATATGACACGAGGTCTCTGTAGACCTGTGTTTTAGTACCCTTCGGTCCTCCTGTAAATACGAAAGGTATAAAATGTATCTCTGCTTTAATACAGTCTACTCTTATATCTTGTTCAATAGCACCACCTATACCTGTAGCGTCAATAATTACTCTTTTAGCTCCAAAACTGGTAGCTACATCCATTATACGCTTACGTTGGTATGGTATATCATGTCCACCTGTCTTTGGTCCTATCTCTTCTAAGTAAATTAGATTCGCAATGCTACCTTCATCGTTTTTTTCATTGGCCCAAACACTTATAACAGTAGAATTGACAGATTTACCTATATCTACACCTACAACACAGTTGGGATATTGTACACCATATTCAGCAAACTGTTGGTCGATAAAACAATTCTTAATCATTTCGGGGTTGAATATATTACTCGTTGATTCTACAAACTGGCATTCATATTCTGTTCTCCAATATATAGAGTCTTCTCCCCATTCTGTCATCTTCTGTAACATATCTTCTTCATCATAAGGAGGTGCATAGGCTCTACCCTTCTTTACAGCATCTCTCCATGTAAAGTGTAATCTTTCAAACGTATCTTCATAATCCTCATCATAGAGATACCTATACATATGGTTCTCTTTGCTCTTTGGTGTTCCCAAGTTGATAAATGGAGCCCTGTTAGATAATATGGAAGGTTCTACATTATCGATAAATAGCTTATCATCAATCAATGGGCTTTCATCTACTACTAAGAAAGTAGGGTGTTGTCCTCGTATTGCTTGTCCTTGATTAGAAGCAGCAATAGGGGCTCTACGTAGCACCGTACCTCCCTTCATTGTGATATTAGGCTTGTTATGGAATCTATAATGGGAAACTAAGCTCCCCAAGAACTCATTATCAGCAAAATGTCTATAACAATAGTTAAAGATAAGTGAAGCTTGGTCCTCAGATGGAGCCAATACAAATACTAAATCTCTAAATCTCTTAAAAAACATATATATAACCACAGCAACAGATAAAGCAAAGGACTTGCCACTACCACGTGGAGCCAATATTGCTAGTTTTCTGTGTTTTGCGGGGTTACTGGACGGGTGTGTAAGACAAGCTACGACTATACGTTCTTGCAAAGGTCGTAGTTTAAGTGGTCTTCTTGCTTGGTCTATGAGATAAGATTCACAAAAGGCCCTAACAAGTAGGGTCATTCTCTTTTCATTTAATCTACATTTCTCAAAAACTTCTTCTAAAGCTCTAGAATCGTGGGCTAGTCGTCCACTAATCGCTGCGTTTAGTTTCTTCTGTTCGTTCTTCACTGGTATCGTCATCTAATTCACTCAATATTGACATAAAGTTTTCTGTATTCTTTTCTGTAACAGTAGGAACTTCTATATTAAGAGCACGGAACTCAGTATGAATATCACGTACAATCTGGTTTCTTTGTCGCAGTAACTCTGTTCTCGCGTCAACATCCCGAATATGTATAGAAATTTCTTCCCAAAGCACGTCTTCAAGAGCAAGATTGCGTGCCAGAAGGCGGACAAGCTCTTTATGCCTTGCATATTCTGCTTCTCCTACCCTCTCGCGTAGACGCGTTTCGTATCCCTCGACGTCCATTACTTGTTTTCATCGAGAGCAGCCTTAACTTTAGATTTAACTAAGCCAGCCAACTCGTCGTCCTTTTCGTCCCATGCTGTAACTAATACGTTACGGACTAAAGAATCTTTGACGTGTATTTTAGCTTGCTCATCTAATTTGTCAAAGGCTTTCATCTGGGCTTTGGTTAGATTTTTGTCTAATAGGTCCATTAACTCAGCTTCGTTGTTCTTTAAGTATTTAAAGACTAACGTTTTAACTGCTGGTACAGTATAAGCGATATAACCGCCCATACCCAATACTAGAGCTGCTAAAGCCATTAGTAATGGTTCGTCCATTAGAGTATCTAACAAACCTGATTCTTCTACAGTATCCAAGATAGCAGTGAGGTTACCCTCATTGGTTTCGTTGGTTGCTGTACTATTTGTTGTTTCGTTTGCCATAGGTATTCACCTGTAATTATATAAACTGCTAGGAGTATATAAAGCTTTCGTTGTGTGGCCCCCAGAGACGCATATTGCGTAAGTATCCTGTGGGTTCGTGGTCTTGTGAGAGCCACAATAATAATAGTGCGTAAGACTATATAAAGCTTACGTTAATTATTTCTTTTTTGTTGTTGTTTTGGCTATTGCTGACGATTCCATCTTATGTTCTTGTGATTGTGCGTTAGCTTCAATCATTTGAGCTTGTTTCTGACTTGCATCGTTATAATCAATAACTGCTTGTGCCTTTACCTTATAGAAAGCTGTTTTCTCTGCTTGTTCTTGTTTCCATACGTCAAGCGCATCTTTGATAATTAGAAGGGCTGGCCCACCTAATATAGCAATCAAAGTTGTATATGCTTCGATGTTCTCAAGAACTGCGGAGTTATTAAGTCCTGTGTGTATAACAAAACCTGCAAAACCTACCCATAGTAATACTAAAGGTACAGCTATCATAAACATAAAGATGTCGTTGAAAGTAATTCCTTCACTTGCTTCTTTACTCATATATTCAGTCCTCCTTGTCTTCTTCTTCTTCTTTGGTTTGTCCTTCTTCACTAACTTTGGCGCGCTGTGAATCAGGGCTGCTAATCGTAATGGAGAAATTAATCTCCCTATCATCTGTTTCAACATGATGAATATAAGTATTACAGCAAGGGCGCACGCCATCACTGCCATCGTCACAGCAACAAGTTCCAGAATAACTAACAGAATATCCATCATTTGTCATCTGTTACCTCCTCTCCTATTGCTTCCAATAATTTTCTATATCTCTTCATACTTCTAATACCCATCCACTTTCTTCTATGTCTCCGTTACCCCAATTTGTAGAGTAACCTACATATTCGTCTGTACCTTCTTCTTCATTATATCCGAAATAGTCACCATCTCCATCATAATCTGCATAATATGATACATAATAGACCCAGTAACCTTCGTGTATATCATCAAAATTATCTTCTAATGGTGTTTCAAACAGTTCATCATACTCAAACCAGTGTTCATCACCAAACCAGCCTGAAATATTGAAGAATACTTGTGTATAGACGTAATTATCATAATAAATTGATTTGTTTCCGTTCTCATCTTCATCAACCATAATGTGTACCAAATCATAATACACCATTATAGGTAGAGGTTCTTCCTCATCATCACAGTTTGTATCGAAATCCATAAAGAAATCTAAACTATGATTGGATGCTCTGGACACATTCCCATGAGAAAGACCGTTATATGCATACATATCAGTATGATTACAGTGATTTTCTTCATTTTCGTAGTCACAAGAGCCATCATCTTCTGTAGCACGTTCGTTATAGTTGTTCGCATCTACGTCCATACAGCCATAGACGGTCTCATTTGTCTGTGTTTCGTTATTTCCAGTGCCATTTTGATTTAAAATGTTACATCGCCCATTGTCATGTGTCGCCTGAGGGTCATAATTAACCGCTTCAGGGTCCATACATCCATAAACAATCACTACAAAATTACAACTTCCATCATCAAAAGTAGCTTTTGGGTTATAATTAGTGGCATTATCTTCTAAACAGCCACCAATTGGGCCAATATCCTCTTCTCCATTCAAAAATTCATGGATTATAGACATATTAGCGCCACCACTAAGAATTGCTAACATAACCACGGTGATTATAGTACCAATTTTCTTACCGACTTGAGTTTCACCTATTTTATCAGCAGCTTTGCCAATAGTTTCAAAGAGTTTTTCTTCATCTTCTTCAGGTTTTTTTGGACCGCCAATTCCCAATATCTCTTTTTCTTCATCAGAGATTACAGAAATAGCTCCATAATCATCACGCGCCATTGTTATACTTTATGCAGCGCTCCTATATAAAGCTTTCGCTAATCGTTGTCAGGCCAGACTGTATTCTTCTCTCCATCCTCGTATTGTGGCAGATTATCTACTAAATCATCATCAATTATAGCATTAACGGCCTTCACATTCTTTCTGGTTGTTGTTTTCTTGTACTTTGGTTTCCACTTTGGTAACTGTACGTCACATGGTCCTCCGTTTCCAACATAAAAAGAACACCATTTACATAGATTTTGAGGTTTTTGTTCATATTTATCTTCATCTTTCATCCTTTCTTTCAAACAATCGTGTACATACATGATAATTTCTTTAGCTTCATCCAAAACACCTTGATTTACCTTCACATAGAACGTGTCATCAAAGCGTAAATAGCTAACACCTACGAAATTTGGCATCTCTCCCATCTCTAAAGTGTACAAAAATGCGTAAATTATAAGCTGTCTGTAGTAATCTTCTGGTAGATATGGTCCATATCGCTTAGATGTCTTGTAATCCAGAAGAGTAGTCCCTCCATCGAAGTCGGAACAGACAGCATCCACTATCCCAATAACAGCATAATCTTTGGATTTTACCCATTTTTCTGCATATTTAGGCGCTACAGAGTTCCATGCTTGCCATTTTGACTTATAAATCTTCCAAGTCACCATTTCGTTAAGCTTTTTATTGACAGAACCTACAAAATTTTGTAATAATTCTTGTGTTTCTACCTTCATAGCAGCCATTTCGTCCACGGTGTGTAATTCATTTAGCCAAGTCTTACTGTCTATATCTTTAGCCCAACGTTCTTGGAACTGTTGTTCCATCCATTCTGCTGGGTCTCCCTTCTCCCAAGCCGTAAAATTACGAAATTGCTTCTTAAAAAGGTCTTCTAGTACAGCATGCACTAAAGTTCCACGAAATAAATGGATTGTTTTCTTCTCAGGCATCTGAGCTATGTACTTGTAATAGAATTCTCTAGGACATTTATGGTAAGTATTGATTTTTGAGGGACTTAACCTCATAAAACTAGGTTCCCAACCGTCTACTGCCATGGTTCCTCCGTATATGGGTTAATTTTTGGGTCATATCCCCATAGAATAAAGTCATCTTTATATAATATCTCAATTTGCTTTACAATCTCCATGTCTGTATAGTACAAATTCCAGTTCTTTAACTCATAACGCCTACCTTCATTGGTATTGTGATGTGAATTCACGACTGATTTGTCCTTTCCCCACTCTTCGAGACGTAAAAATTCATGTTTCTTAAGTAAATCATCACATCTTTCGCTACCGAAACTTCTAGAATCGTCTAAATAGTTAACAAAAGAGGTCTGAGTTCTAAAACAAGCTGTTATTCCATCTTCACCTTCAAATCTCATTCCTTCTGTACCGTGGTCTCTAAACAAATCTTGATATTGTATAGCATTATACCACATTTGGAATGTAACATCGTCATCTAATAACGCAACTCCATTAACTTTGGAATGATTATCATGACGTTTTCCATATTCGAACGCTGATACAGCACGCGTATATGGGTTTCTACCTAAAAATTGGGCTGTGTAATCTATACCCTGCTTGATATAGTTTCTATACTCTATCAAAGGAACGTGGTCCTTACGGCTCAATGTGTCATCTTTGCTTAATAAATGTGCATACATTGCAGAACTACCGCATTTAGGTATCTCAGGCACTATAAGGCCAAGCTCATGACTAATCATACTTGATTCCTCCTATAGTGTATTCTTTAGGCTCTATTGAAGCTCCCCCTCTGGCTATTTTGAGAAGGATTAGATAACCTATTAAGTCATCTAGAGTGTCTTCTGTTGCGTCATTGAGCCCTTTATTGCGTATTCGAGCCAATTTATCATCTATTCGAGCCATTATTGCTTCTGCTGCATTGAGCTTAGAAAATACTCCTAAGGGCTGTAATGCACTATTGCCATAATTGGCATTCTTCTCTAAGAGAAGTGTTTTAATGTCTTCACATGTCTTTGCTATTTTTGCTGTTGTTGTCATTACTATCACAAATGTAGCAGGGGTATATAAAGCTTGTGTCCTTTGATACCACTGTATGCTTCTAAAGTGTAATGCTATATTATACTATATAGCTTAATATAGTAGTGCTCCACTGGTACTATCTAGTTAGACTTAATATAACTACTTTCAAAATTTCCTCGATTTGTTTATACCCCTAGACGATGATATTGACACTGTCGTTCCTATATTTTAGACGGGGGGGTATGTAGATAAAACCAACACAAAGCTTATATATGCGGGGCGCGTGGGTTACTAGAGGTAAAGAATATGAAACAAACTCGAACTAAAATGGCATCCGCAATGCTTGCAAAGCTTAAGGCAATGCAAGCCATCAACTTGGCCAAGAACCGCCAAGGGGGTAGCGGAGCTTAAAGTGCAATATATAAAGGCCCTCGATGCTTATATAGTAATTTGAGGCAAACCTTTATATACTTTGTCGTTAGAGTTAGAATAGAGGAAAAGACATGGGTAAATTTAGAACCGGTGGTGGAAGGCGCCACATAGCAAGCAAAGACGCACGCTTACTTTGGAAGCAAGTAAAACAAATGAGGAGGTTATTACATGGATAAGTATCAATCATCCTTACTAACATGGTTAGTAGGGGTATCATTCGCAACTAGAAAATTGTAATACCCCCCGGTATACTTTTCGGAAAGGGGAACTAAGGACCTATCGACCGGTCCTTGACCTAAAAAGATGATAATAGCAAAATAATATTGCAACCCTTTCCCTTACAATTATTGGCCATAATCGTAGGTTAATACCCTACGTTAAAGCGAGGGACGCTTGACAAGAATGGCGAAGTGCAAAATAGAATACATATCAAGAGGCTTCGGTCTAGGGTATGTATTACTAGAGTGTTCGCGACACACGCGGTTGGAAGCCCGTGGTTAGCATGAGTGGGTTCTCACGACCTACATCCCTCAACCTTATTTTTTCTGGCTGCAAATGTTTTTCCGTACGCCCCACAATGCGGGGCGTATGGCTTGGTGAGTCTACATATTACCTATACCTTTGTTCCAAAAAGTGCGTTCGGAAACCATATTAGGGTATATAAGT